ACATCTTTATTGGATCTGACTTTGTTGCAATCATTTCATTTACAAAGTCTCTTCCGTACATATCTTCCATCCACAGAGTGTACCGTTGCGCTGCCGCTCCGTACCTCATGCCCCACATATTGCATCTAGCGCATTGAGGATGGACGTTCTCAATTCTCAAAGCCCAGAAAGAAGATGAACCCTTTGAAAGGAAATGACCTCCTTGCAGCTCCGAGTAGTGCTTTACGCATCCACACGAAACACAAGTGCAATTACCATTTTCATCTGCTGCTGCTAATCTGCACAGACGTTGAATAGCTTTTAAGCATTCCTGCCTGAGTATCTTGCTGCTTTTGGTTTTTGGTTTGCGTTTCATTTATAAGGACGATCCGCTATCAAGCAGTTAATTACCTTCAAAGCACGAAGTCTTGTCTTCTTGTCCATGTATTTGATTTTCTTCTCAAGCAACTGAATGCTAAGTCTTCTGCTCATAAGTGAATAGATTTTAAGCAGTGATCTCATTTCATTGCTTACCTGATAGCCATTTCCTGCCTCAACGTCGCTTGCTTCGTTCTCCATTGCTCAAACCTCATGTTGATGACTTGTATTTTATAGCGGAGTAAAGCGGCCTTTTCTATCGCTACCTTTAATCCTTCAAGAAGCTCAAGGTACTCAGGGTGCGAGTACGCATAGCGCTCCTGCTTTGCTATCGGCATTGAATGATCGCTGCGCTCAGCCTCATTCATCAGCATTGCCTTCTTTGATTTTCTAAACTCAAGCAAATAATGCTTTTCAGCCTCAGCTTTGGCGTATTCCTGCGTGACTCTCTCAAGCTCGGTTAGTGTATTTACGTCGCTCAAATTCAATCTCCACATGCTTTCTTGTTAATTCTCTGAAGTGTTCAGGGACTCGATCCAGTGCCGCTCGTCTCTCATCCTTAGTCTTCAGACTCATAATGTACTGAGCGTAATGTCTAGGACTCATGATGAAATCTCTTTACACCTTTCTCGATGTCGAGGTCATGCCATCCGGCCAGCCACCAAGCTCTTTTTACGGGATCTCTGACGTTGCAAGAAATCGTCTCAAACCCAGCCTCACGGGCCTGTCTTCCAAGATCGTACATCTGCTCTGCACTCATTGTTGATGTCATTTCCCCTTTTCCAAGAAAGTTATTTCATCAAGATCAAGTGCTTCGGCAATCTTGCTGATCAAAGAAAGATTGGCATCTTGCTGGTATCTCCAGCGAGAGACCTGTTGCTTGTGAACGCCGAAGCGCCTCGCCAATTCAATCGACGAGACGCCTTGCTGTTCCTGTGCTTTTCTCATTGCTTTCCCGAAGTCTATCAAAACGGCAGATCCTCAAAGTCTTCAACAGTAGCTGAACGAGCAGCAGGCTTATCTTCTTTCAACTGAAAAGACAAACTTACCAAAGGCTTCTTGCCGCCTTCGCTAGATGTCCAGCCTGAGACCCAGTATTCCACGCCGTTGATCTCAGCGGATCCGCGAAGATTCGGATGCTTGTCTGTCTTCTTGTTTTCGTTCTTCCAAAGTGCGCCACGGTTGTTATTGTCGTATTTCATTCTTCAATCCTTAATCGTTGAGTTTCAGATTTAACAATTTCGGCAGTCTCAATAAGTAGAGGCTCTGCCAGTTTAAGTAACTCGTCATCGCGTTTGACCTCGATGATGAGCGGTTTCATCTCGGGATGAAAAGACATAAAGAAATATCTTTGCAATCCCAAAATAAGCATTGTTCCCTGCACCTGCTGAACGTAAGCGCTGGGTAATTTGTTATCACGAAGATAGGCACAATGAGTTGCCGCCATCGGACACTTTATTTCTAAGCCCGTGTCCGCGAACAGCCCATCGGGTGAGCAGCCGATCTCATGACCTTTCATCTTGATCAACCCGACTTCCTCAACGTCAACGCCCATCATGAACTCGAACATAGCCCTAGCTTGTGGCTCCAGCTCAGTCCCACGGGCCATTGCGTCTGTCTTGTAAACCTCTGTCGGCTTCTGCGTTAAGTTTTCAGCGATCAGTTGGTTTATGAGCCCTTCACGGCTTGTTGAGAGTTTCCCAGCCGTGGTGAAGACTTTCGAGAAGTTACTCGCTGTAACAACTCCCAGACGAGCCTGCAACCATTCTTCCGAGCCCTGAATCATGATGCTGACTTCTTGGATTCAAGTAATGGAAGTGCATTGTCAAACTGTTCCGTTGTCATCTCATCAATTGCAGACACGTTGTATGCTTTTAAAAACTTGGATTCGTTCGTGTTTGTTTCACTAATCAAAGCCTTTATTAAAGCTACCTGCTCAGCGTTGATCAGCGTCTTTGTCGCCTGAGTAGCAGCATTGCCATCGTCATCTTCCGCTGGGATCCCTACGATGCTTTGCAGAGAAAAACGGCGGCAGTAAGTCACAATGGTTCCGTATGTATGTGCGTCGTTTTTTGCGGCCGGAATAGAAAAATCACCCTCCATCCACTGCCCAGAAGAGTGCATGAGTCTTGTCGTGACGCCTACAAATCCTTCGCGTGAAAACGGAAACTGAACATAGCTGATACCGTTGTCGGCAAGTGGTTTTTTCAAAACACTTATGACGCTTGAAAGATCAGCATATTTTGATCGCAGATATGAGTTGTCGGATCCCTTAATAGCGCTTCCCATCTGGCCTTGTGCCACAGCCAAAGCCGTGGCAAGTTCATTTATTTCTGGTGAGGTTTGCATTTTTTTTATCTCCTTAGTGAAAAGTAGGGTCAGTCTACGTCAGTTGTAGACGGCGGTCAACTGTTTTCATTTACATCTACGGACAAAAGTGCAAAAAAAAGTGATGATTTGTCCGTGACAATTGCGGTTATTTTTGCAGGCAAAAAAAAGCCTCCGATAAAGGAGGCTTGAAGATTGTCACTAAGGGAGATAAAATCAAATGTCGGTGGGTTACTAGCCCTAAATTCCGACTGAACATTGGAAAGCAGGAAACCCGACAGCGCAATTATACAACATATTGTGTTGTCCACAACCTCTCTCCCCTAGATTCAGTATACCGACCGTGTGGTGAAGCCTGACGTATCTCTGGCTCATGGCGAGCTGTCGCCTTTAAACAAGCCCCAGAAATGGGAGGTCAAGTCAACATCCGTCCTGCTCTGTCTCTGCCCTTGACAACAGGCAACCGCAAGCTAGAACGCCGCAAGTTGACGAGACACTGTACGAACGCGGTCCGACTGTTACACGCTGTGAAGCGTCATGTCGGGGGGAATGGTTCACTCGGGTGGACCAATCGTTGAGTACCAAGCCTTCGGGCTTCAGCCACGCGCTGGCGCTAGTCCCATGATGTACAGGTCGTGGGCTCTTGCGGGGGAAAAAGGGCAACTGTGCCTAAAATTTGAGCAATGGTCGAAAATACTAGGAAAATCAAATGGATGCGATACCGTGCAAGTGTGGAAGCCAGATGGTTGAGGTGGTGGGATTTGATGACAAAGCCACGCCGTTTAGGTCTGGCTGGTACTGCCCCAGTTGTAAAAAGTGGGAAAAAGCGATTCTTCGAGAGCGTTTAATTGATACAAACGAATACAAAAAACACAAGAAATAAGGCATTCTGGTAAACAAAATATGTTGACAACATTATTGGTTTGGGTAGAATGGGAACCATAGAGAGGCGCGGTGCTTCTCGCCAATGGGAGATCAACAAATGAATAATCAAGTTTACGCATCCAGCTTCTCAGGTCTTTTGCAACTGGGTCTTCTGCTGAAAGACATAACAGGCAAAGTTGCAGTCTTTGAACTGCAAGAAGAAAAAGACCGATTGATAAAAGAATTTGGTCACGAACAGGAAATAGCTGCCGCCGCAGCGGCAGTTCAAAAAAGACTGATCGCAGCTTAAACCAAACCACGGCCCCTTCGGGGGCCATAATTGGAAACAAGACAATGTACAAATATGAGATCGTCAACACTTATCCTGATGGTGTGAATTGCAAATTCAAGCCAAGCGATTTCAATGAAGTTATAAATCTGATGCAGTTTTGTATCCAATCAAAAAAATATGATGGATTTTTAAAATTTTTTCTTAGCGGTAAAGAATCAACTGCCGAAGAGTTATTGCAAGCCGCACAAGGTGATAAAGATGCTTATTGGGCGAAGAAATATAAAACGCACAAAAAAATCTCAGTTCGAACTGGGGTCACCGGCTTTGTGAAGAAAACAGTTTGGGTACGAAAATAAATAATAACGGGAAATAAAAACCATGAACAAAAAAATAGCAATGTACAGAGTGATCGAAGAAAACCTTGACCAGTGCATCCGATGGGGTGAGTTTGATCCTTCCCCAGCCGCGCTAGATGCTGCGGTTGCGGCACTTGCGAAGGTGTTAGGCACAAGCACAGTTTATTACGAGGCTCTAGAAGGAGACATTACATTCGCTGCGTCAAGAATTGCAGATCTGACTAAAACGCAGATAGCAGAGTTTGGACTTGCTCCTGCCTACACATCAGATGCAGCAGTCATATCGCGCCGCCGTGAACGACAACTCCTGCACGACTACGCTCTGCACTTTTTGGCCGAATACGAGCACTACGCGTGGGAACTTTGGGAAACCGCACCGGAGTACGCACCATGAGCCGCCAAGACGACCTCAAACAGTACCGCTTCCAGCGCCGTTGCACACACGACGGCGCTGCATGGTCAGAGCCACGGTGGAAATCCATCGCTAAAATAATCGGCGCAATGGTCGGAGCCGTAGGATTCGTTCTTGCCTTTTGGCTTTTAAGCGTTGGTTTGTTTCTTATCTGACAATCTATATCAAAAAATTTTGATATAGGTTTTTAGTAAATGAAGGATTCATATGATTGAACTAAGACCGCACCAGATTGACGCTGTGGAGGCTCTTCGGGAGTCTCTGCGGCAGGGAAAGAAGCGCCCCATCCTTGCTGCTCCCTGCTCGATGGGCAAGACCATGATCGCAGCGCATTTGATGATGAGCGCAGCAGATAAGGGAATCAGGTCAGTGTTTTTCTGTGATCGCCTGAAACTCGTGGGCCAAACTACTGAAACCTTCGAGCGGCTCGGGGCCAAGTTCTCGGTCCTTCAGGGAGACGACCCACGTTACGATCCCGATTGCTTAATTCAAATAGCGTCAATTCAGACAGCTATTCGAAGAAAGCACATCGTGTTCGGTCTGGGTATCGTTGATGAGTGCCACACGATGTATAAGGGGCTGGTCGAAGGCTTTATGAGTCGGTACGACAACGTGCCCTTTGTCGGCCTGAGCGCGACTCCTTTCAGCAAGGGTCTGGGCGTCCACTGGGATGACTTGATTGTCACAACAGACACAAGGCGTCTTCTGTCTCAGGGTTGGCTGACCCCAACAGATTATTACGTCGGCAAATCTATCAACCGGAAAGGCATCAAGACAAAAGCTCTGGCGACAGGTGGCTCAGACTACGATCCAGAGGCTCTAGGAGCCGCCATGATGGACGATGAGACTTTTAACGGTGATGTAGTCGAAAACTACAGAAAGCACTCAGACGGGCTTAGGAGACGTGCTATAGCGTTCTCACCATCTGTTGCCCATTCAAAGTCGATGGTCGATAGATTCAACGCCGCAGGAATACCAGCTCTGCACATTGACGGCTATATGGGTGACGAGGAGCGAAAGTACATCTACGACGACCACCGCTCTGGCAGGTGCAAGGTATTGTGCTGCTCGCGTCTTTTGGGTGTTGGGTATGACGATCCATCGGTTGAGATCCTGATCGACTGCTTCCCCACCAAGTCACCGATAGCGTTTGTCCAACGGGCAGGCCGCATCTGGCGCATCGCTGAGGGCAAGGAAAGGGCAACGTACCTCGACCACGCCGCTAACCTGAAGACCTTTGGCTTTCCCGAGGACATTGTTCCTCAGCGGCTAGACGACGGAACGAAACAGTTCAATGAGCGGAATCAGATCAAAAAAGAAGAGAAAGAGAAAATCACCAGAGACTGTCCTGTGTGTTCTGCGGCTTTTCAGGGAAGAAAGTGTGCTTGTGGCTACGTCATTGGATCCGACGAACCCGTCTGGCGTGACGACGGCTCGATGCTGAAGAAGGTGGATAAGAACTTCAAAGTCGAGGACAAGTCTGCTTGGATGGGGCAATTGCTCCAGTATGCTCGTGAACACGGCTACCAAGACGGATGGGCGAGCCACAAATATCGTGTGAAGTTCGGCGTCTGGCCGAAGGGCGTGGATAGGCGTCTGAGGCCCGTCACGCAAGAGGTCTTCAACTTCATAACTCACACACAAATAAAGTGGAGTAAGAGCGTTGCTAGCCAAAATTTTAGAAGAATTGACTAAGGTCCGAAAGCAGGGCAAAGGCCACGTCGCTTGCTGTCCGGTCCATGACGACAACTCGCCTTCGATGAGCATTCACGAAGCAGACGGGAAGATCTTGATGTACTGCCACGCCTGCGGCGCTAGGGGGCCCGAGATAGTTGCTGCGCTGGGTATGAAGCCAGACGTGCTGTTCAGTCAACCGTTCAAGAGGGAAGAAGACAAGAACTGGCTCTTGAACAAGAAGCGGGACTGGGATGAAACGGTTATCCTTCTGGCTCACGAGACCCTGAAGTCTGGTGGGAAGATCAGCTACAGTGATTACAAGGTCGTCAGAGAGTCTCTGGCTCGCAGAGAGCAACGCCGAAAGCTCAACCTGCCCATCAAATTCAACATGGGGATCCATCTATGAGGCCGCTGTATGAGACTGATGAGACAAAGGCAAGAGAGCAGAGGCTGGGAGACATCGTGGCTCAGAAGTGGCGCTGTGATCTCCAGAAGGTCTCGATCAAATACCATTTGGACTGTCTTGCTCTCAGGGACGACATCCCGCTGGCATGGGTCGAGTTACGTTGTCGCGCCAATCCTATGCTACAATACCCCACATATCTGATTTCGCTGGCTAAAGTTCAAGGATCCAAGAGACTTGAAGAGGACACAGGGCTACCAGCCTTTCTTGTTGTCGAGTGGTCAGACAAGATTGGCTACGTCAATCTCGCCCAAGTCAACTGGACTCTAGGATTTGGGGGCAGAAACGAAGTCAGAGACTGGCAGGACCAAGAACCAGTATGCTTGATACCGATTGATACGTTCCAAGAATTTAAACAGTGAGAAAGCTATGAGCAGTGGTCGAGAAGTGATTTTTGGCGACGACGAAATGAAGCTGATTGAGGATCTTGCGCCCTCACTAAGCAAAGAGCAGCTAGCAATGCGTTTAGGCTGCTGTTACAACACGTTACGGGCTGTATTTCAACGGCAACCGGAGATGCTTGACGCGTATAACAGATCTCTCTCTAGCGCAGCGGATAGGATGATAAAGAAGCTGTATAACAAGGGCTTAGACGAGGGTGACTTCAACAGCATCAAGCTCTGGCTAAGCCATCGCGCGGGCTGGAC